AAATTAACTCATCTTTTAGATTTGTTATTACTTTTGGTATTTTCTTATCTTCTACATTTTCGTGTTTGTTCAAAGGTGCCATACAGTTTATGACATGATTTGGATTCTCTATCATTTTGTCTATCACCTTTTGTATGTCATTAGAATTTAACATTGGTTCATCACCTTGGATATTGATAATAAAATCTGCGTCAATCTCTAATGCTGCTTCTGCTACTCTGTCTGTTCCTGTCGGACAAGAGTCTGATGTTAACACTACTTTGTATCCGTGACTTTTTACTAAGTCTACAATTTCTTCATTTTCTGTTGCGATATAAACATTATCTTTACCAACAGCATTTTCTGCAATCCCGGCGACCCAAATAATCATCTCGGTCCCAAGAATCTTGGCGAGTGGTTTGCCAGGAAATCTACTTGATTTGTATCTCGCAGGTATAACCACCGCAACTTTTGGTTCAATCACCTCTTCAATCTTTTCAGAATCAAACCTAAGGGAATCAGGTATGTCCAATAAAATATCTTCGATTCTATTAGGGTTCAGATGTGACTGTTGTAGATTCTGTGGATACAGTGGGTGGATGTGTTTTAATCCACTAACCATATAATTGTGTGTGAATCCCCACTTGTGTGTTTCCATCAACGGGGTCATCCACTTTCTAATCACCTCTTGAAGAGGTTTACAGTTATACGTTTTGTTTCCCTCACCGTACTGATAATATGTGACGAGTTGTTCTGTTTTGACATTCCCGACACCTCTACCCATTCCAAGAAGAGTCCCATCAATCCAAGTTGCTCCTTCTTTCTCTGCCGATAAACAGTTTGCAAAAGCAAGACCAAGATTGTCGTGTGTGTGAACCCCGACCTCACAACCAAACTCACTAAACAACTTTACTAATTCAGTTGTTCTATCAGGTGTAAGATTTCCGTAGGAATCCGCAAAATATAATGCTTCAGGTTTTAACTCGTTTAGTGTTCCAAATTCTTTTATTTCAGAATCACTCAATAACGAGATACCCATAAGATTGATTACTAATCGATATCCTTTTTTGTTTATGTATTCACCGATTTGTTTTGATAATTCAATCTCGGAATGTTTGATTGCAAGTCTACAAATCTCAAATGGTGAATCACCAAACGGATTTATACAATCGTCAATCAATGAAAAGTCTACTCCACCATCTTTGATGAAATCTTTCGCGTCAATCATAAACGCAAGTTTTACGTTTACGGGAAGTCTATAATCTAATACGTCCCAAATAAACCTATCGTTACATTTACGATACTTACCACCCTTTACTGGCGACTTGTAACCTAACTCGATTACGTCAACCCCCGATAAATCACATGCGCTAATAAGGTCTTTGACCATTTGGGTATCAAAGTCCCAATTAGTATAGTAACCACCGTCTCTTAATGTACAATCTAATAACATAGGAAATTGTTAAATTTTCTTTTGACACACATATCGTTTCCAAAAACGCGATTACACAAGGGTATCGTAATACTCATTTTGTTTTTCTTGTCTTTTGATATCTTTTGGGTGTAACAATGCGAACTCTTCTAAAGAAGGTAAGTTAGAGATAGTCTCGTATCCTTCGATTTTCTCGTGTACCTTGTTTACCCAACGAATGGTATCTGATTTTCTATATATTCTCCACTGAGGGTCTGGCCAATTAATCCAACCTTTTTCATCAACTCTCCATCCCCACTTTTGGATATGTTCTTGGGTCAAACCTTCTACCGTATTTATTCTTGGAACAAGAACTACATCAACGTTGTTCATTGTTAGAATATCGGGTATACTCTGTAATAATACCTTACTTGGTATTTCGTCTGCGTCAATCTGAAAAATGTAATCACCGTTACATAAATCAGTCAACTTGTTTTTCCAATCACCGAAGTGACCATCAAATTTATCTTTATGCCATGCGAATGCGTTGTTGACAGATTTCGCTCTTAAGAACTCCTCTATCCCCTCATCACCTTTTGATTCGTCAAATAATATTACAACCTCATCTTCTCTTCTTTTGTATTTTAAGATGTGAGGTAAAAGTGATTGTAATTCTACAAACTCATTACATACTGTTATTGCGTAACTAATTTTCATAATTTAATTTTATAGTCCTACGGGTGGAGTATCTTGTGTTGTCTCCAAATCCGTGTCATCTTTTCTTACTTGTTCTTGTTGTCTTCTTACTGTTGCTGGTGGAACTTTGTCATAGTTACCATAATCGTAATTATAGACCAAAACTGAACCTACATTTTTTTCAACTAAAGTTCTGTAACCTACTTGAAGTTTTTTACTTCTAATAACTCCCGTATAAAACTGTTTAGAGTTTTCTTCGATTCTTAATTTAGTTAAATCTAATTTTCTAATCCCCTTTGTTGTACTAAACACCTCATCTAAATCTTCTGCTAATTTGATAAAACTCTGTGGTGAACAATGTTTCAAATCTAAACAATGGAATTTTAATTTAAAATCAGGTTGTAAAACAAACACAAAGTAATCTCGTTGTTTACCATCTACCTTTTTGTATCTGATTTTTGCAACCATTCCTCTTTCCAACTTAGATTTACTAATCTTAGTCGGGTCTTTCATATTACTTCTATGTCTACTTGTAAAGTCTGTCATTATTTCTTCTTCAACTTAGGTAATTTTAAAGTAACTTGTTGTGGTCCTTCACCTACTTTATATTGGTCGAATATTTCACCCAATTTAGTTGACATATGTTCTTTTGTAAAATTACTCTTTACATACTGTCTATTCTTTCGGGACTGTTCTAATGCTTTCTTATACTTATCAAATACCGCTTTCATAGTACCTGAACCTTGAGAATAATTTACTTTAAACCATTTACTCCCTTCTTGGAACCACTTATTTCTGGCTGATGGATGGATTTCTACTAATTCACCACCAAGTAAAAAGTTGTATTGAGGATGTAAAAAGTCTAAGTGACCACTCCACCCTGATGCGATAATAGGTTTACCACTAACACATGCTTCAAGTAATGGTCTACCAAATCCCTCACCATGAGTAAATGATATATGAGATTTTACTTTAGGATGATTATACAATGAATTCATTTCTTCATCTGTCATATCACCATCAAGAATGTATATGTTTGGAAGTATTCCATTCATACCATCCATTTCTTTGATTTTTTCAATTTTCTTTTTTACATCGTGAACACTTGTTATAGATGATTTACCAACAGATGTTTTTAGTATCAATGCTGGTTGTGATTTTTTATTAAAACTATTTGTCTTAAATGTCGTCAAAAATGAGTGTACTAATGCTGCGATACCTTTTCTGTCCTCACCTAAATCACCCTGTAACCAATGTCCTACAAATAAGAAACAAAATTGTTCAGGAATCTCTGATAATGTTTTTTCTATTGTTTTTGATATTGGTTTTTTATGGTCATATATTTTCGTGTCATATCCTTCAAACAAAACTTCAACAGGTTTTTCTATTTTTAGTTCACCTACTTTTTCTTTTGTTTGTTCGTTTAGTTTATCATATACTGCTGATAGAGTCTTCTTTGAATGTTCTGATGATACTATAGTCAAGTCCATTCTATTACAACCCTCGATAAATTCTGCAGTTGCGTCTGATGTTTCAATAACTGCGGATACACCAACATTAAAATGACCAACAGGAGTAAACTCATTTGGAATAGTTATCTGAAACCATACATCAGGTTTCTGTTCTAACTTATTAATCATCCTTGAAGTCAAATCTTTATCATCGGGAGTCAATGCGTTCATACTCAAATCACCCCATCTTTGAGAAAGGATTTTGATATCCCACTCATCACCTTTTTGTTCAATAAGTGCTCTTACAAAATCTCTACTTCTTGCCCCATAACCACTTCTTGTGGCGATTGGACAACTAACTACACATAACTTTTTTATACTTTCCATAAGTCAAATCTTTTTCTTGGTTTCCAATTTTCAAAACAAGTATCAATTGCTTCAATAAACTTTTCACCCATTGTTTCTGATGCCATATCACCTTCACCTACTACAAACTCATGACCTAACATACCAACTCTTTCACATTCTTCTCTACCCATTTTGAAAAACTCATTAAGGTTTTCCGCGATATCGATAGCATCACATCTATCATCATAGATATAAGGAGTAACAGGTGACCCCTGTAATGATAAATTTGTTGGCCATACAGGTTTAACCCACTCACCATGTTCTAATTTACCTTTCCATTTTCTCCACTGATGAAGTGAACCTATTTCAACATAATCTTCTGCTGTAAGTAGTTTACCATCTTTTCTGAATCCACATTGGTCTTGTAGTCCACCTGTGACATTTACGATGATTGGAGTACCTGCTCTCATTGCTTCACAAGAACCTAATCCAAACCCTTCATTAGATGCGACATTTAAAACTACATCACATGAATTGTAATATAAGTTTAATACGTCTGTTGGAAATGCTTGTGTCTTCGGTCCTGATTGTGTAAACTTGTATTCACCAAATTTACCACAATGTTTGATAACCTCAGGAATGTCTGTACCATTCGGGTCACTCGGAGAGGTATGTAAAAACAATAACATTTTTTTATCAGGATTCATTTCTGCGAATCTACTAAATGCTTCAACTACATCACCTGGCACTTTTCTACGAATGTTTCTGTTATTCCAACCTACAATAAAGTCGTATTTGTCTAATTTAAACTTCTGTTTGAACTCAACTAATTTTGGGTCCATATCCGATAATGGTTTAAATAGTTTAGTTACACCGTGAGGAATATACTTGTGATTCCAATCTTCTTTTGACATCCCTGTTTTTTCAAGTGTTCTTTTATTGATACCATAGGTTTGTTTTGATATACCTAATAGTAAGTCACAACTTGCGTAAAATGGTGCGTTCCATAGTGGGTCAGGAAGTGAATCCCAAATGTTGTAATACATGATTGGACAAATCTGTCTAATTTCATTTTCCATCTCATACAACCATCTCCAAAATCTTGGGTCTGTAAAGTGTAAGATTGCGTCAGGTTTTTCTATGTTTATTAATTGTCTTAGTATATCGGGATTACCGTAACCTGTATTACAATATATTTTTACACTTGCGTCTTTGACTCCTGTTTCTTTTTGAACATCGGCGTCTAAGATAAGTGTTTTACCTGATTCAGGGTGTTTTAATGCTGCACCCAACTGTACCCAATCATATTTGTGTACTGTTGACAATACAATTTCTTTTGATTGTGTTGCGATTCCACTATGTAATCGTAAATCATCGGAAAGTAAAAGTATCTTTGGTTTCTTTACTTTGTCCTTAGATACCTTCTTTAGTTTTGGTAGTTCTATACTCATGTGTAACTTCTTCTTTTTTATTTAACTATAAATATACAAAAAAAATTAATTAAATCCTATTATATTCATCAGAAATTCTAACAATATCATCTTCACCAAAATATGTACCTGTTTGAACTTCTATAAACTCAACGGGTTCATCTGTCTCATTCCATGCTCTGTGTTTTGCTCCTAATGGTATTCTGATGGTCTCACCATACTTTCTGAATACTTTTTCGTCATCTAAAACAATTGTCAACTCACCCTTTATCACGGTCCAACATTCCTGTCTTTTGTGGTGATATTGGTACGACAACTTTCTGTGAGGTTCTACTGTAATTCTTTTTACTTTTGTAGTGGGGTCATCTAACAATACCTCGTATCTACCCCAAGGTCTATATTCTATTTCATTCATTGTACGAAACTTGCTTTCTTTTTCCATCTATTTAACAATCTGTTGAAATGATTAAATTCATTCCTTTGTATCTCCCCAAAATAAACTATCTTATCTGAGTTATGTACGATACAATCATATTGGTGAAGTGGTTGTGTTGGGTGATATGGTTTATCGTAATAGTCATCTTCCATTCCACTATACAACGTTACAGATGTATGTGCAGGATTATATTCGATATACTTTACACTCATTTCTAACGAGTACTTTCTAACCCACTTTTCAATACCATTTTTTTTACCTCGTGTAACTATGATTAGGTCGTCACCAAACTTTTTCTTTAAGTTAAAGATTAACTCTTTTATTTCTCCTCTATTTTCATACGTCTCGTGACCTATCAACGCTACTCTCATACTTGACCAATTCTTTTTGTACCTTTTTCCAATACCTTTTAGTTTGTTTTTTCTGTAATCCTTTCGGACCACCATTCCAACACCTTGCAATTTCTTCATATGAACTATCTTTGTGGTAATAATTGTAAATTATATAAAACATTTCTATAGACTTCTTCTCATCCCATCTGTCATCTAATGTATAGAATTTTTCAGAATCAAATTTATGAAGTAGTCTATTTACTTCATTGACCATTATTGGTCTTATTTGTAAGATACCTGCTGCATTCTCTCCTTTAGCAAATGCACTTGGGTCTCCTTGTGATTCTACCTGTATCATCGCTCCTACTAAGTCTGAAATATCTCTATCAGGTATTTTTAGAATCATTGGTGTTGTTTCCACCGTTAGTTCTTTTATTGGTTTAGGTTCAAGAACCGTAATTGGTTCTACCCTTGGATTTTCTACTTTACTTGAACTAACTAAAAGTAAAGAAACCCATATAAATAAAGTTCTCATATTAAGATTTTATACGTTCCTTTTTGTTACACAATTCACTATCTTTGAAAGGACACCATCTACAGTTCTTGTTGTTCTTACCTGCTAATGCAGGGAACTCACCAACTGTATTGTATGTTCCATCATCGTTAAAACTACTTTCAATAAATTGGTTAAAATTCTTTACTATTTTATTTAAGGTAGGTTTACCGTGAGGTGGTACAAACTCTTGTACCCTCTTTTGTGCAAACATTGCCTCTTCCCACAACTTTCTTTTTACAATAAAATACCTTACTTGTATTCTATCTAATGGATAACCATATTGTTCTGAGAAAAACTTTTTGTATAAAACTAATTGTGCGGTTTTTGTTTTATCCGCTTTCTGCCACTTGTTCCAACCTTTTGTTGATGTTTTGATATCCCATATTTCAATATTTCCATCACTGTCTTCAAATACCAAGTCAAGGAAACCTTTCATCATGATTTGACTATCATCTGATACGGGATAATAAATAGGTAATTCTACACCAACAAGTTTCATATTACGAGTTGAAAAGTATGCAGACCGATTCTTTTTCAAGAAATCGAGTATTTGTATACCATCATCGTAGAACTCATTCATTTCACTACGATTGGTAAACTTAATTCCGTATATTGCCATGGTCTTTTTGTACTCTTTAGTCATTTCTTCTAACAAGAGTCCATTAAGGTCCATTTCATTTGCTTTTGTTGCAGAGTCATTATACATAACTTGTAACCAAGATTGTATAGTCTCATGCATTGCGGTACCGAATAATAAGTGTATGGATGGGTCGAAGTCTTTGTGACCATCCATATAGGTTAGTTTCCACTGTTTAGGACAGTTTGCCCACATTGTATACTGTGAATAGGAAACCTTCTTATCATCTTTCCCTTCTTTGTGTACGGGAAAATTGAATATATTGGATACCATTGATTTTTTCATCTACATAAAGATAAGAAAAAGACTTGGAATTACCAAATCTTTTATGTTAAATAATTGTTAAATTTTACTTAGCCCACTTCTTTCTTTGGACTATCTGTGCTATAACTCCATAAACACTCATATCTTCGTATGTATCTTGGATGTTTTCACCAACTTCATCAGGTTGACCTAAAACTACTAATTGTTTTAGTCTTTGGATTTTATCATTCATTCTGAACCATAAACCTGTTAGTGATATCTTTATTTCATCATCAGTTTCTAAGTTAGAACCAACTGAAATGTTATCGGGTCCGTAATTTCTTTGTTTTTTACAGAATGTTTCATACATTTCTTCTTGAATCTTTTTAAACTCAGTTGTCGTGTTTGGATATAGTCTTTCACAATATTCTATTGCGGATTCCTCTACATTTCTCTTCACTTGTTTTTCACCATTCCACTTAACTTTGTTTTTTCTTTCTTTTATTACTTCAGCCATTTCTTTATTTCTTTATCTTCTATACCGTATTTTTTTATTATTTCGGTAATTTCATCTTTTGTTAGTATGTCAAGATATCCTATGACTTCTCTCTGAGATACTTCATAGTATTTTGACAAGTACTTTAAGACATTTTCATTGTACTTACTTTCTTTTTTACCTTTTATGTACTTATCCCATGTCTTTTTCTGTGGAAGAACGTCAAAATATAATTTGTACACATCTCGGGGTTTGAGTTGACCTATGGTATGTTTTTGTAACTCGTTTACCAACTCAATAAGATTAAGATTCATTGACAACCATCTATTTACTATAAATGGTGAGAATGTTTTCTTATCCATATCGGATAGAGTATTCCAAGGAACCTTTTTCTCTTTGATTCCCGAAATATGTTCAAATATTGTTTTAGTCTTCTTTTTCACCATTAATCAGTTCTTTTGGTGTAAATTTTGGATGAACTGTACCACAGTTGTTACATAATACAACGGGTATTGGTAACATCGATGCTACACCGTTTGGTGATTGTACTGCTGGTACTTCTTTATACATTGTTACTTCGTCAAAGAAGATACCACCACATTCGGGACAATCTACAGTAGGTAACTTTCTTGGGTCTAATTTTAGACCTACCTGTTGTTTATTCTGCTGTCCCCCTAAGTCTACAACTTTTCCTTTTTTTGCCATAACTACTTTCCTATTGTTACTAAAATATTTAAAATCATCGCCATAATGTTGATTTCTTTATCAACAACCATTGAATCTTTGTACTGACCATCTGCGATGTTTAAAATAGTCTGTCCAACTTTACCCGATGCGTATTCATCTACTTCATCATATAGTGCTCTGTATAGTGGTTGAAAATCTTTCACTTTTGAATCAGCAATAATCTGTCTGATTTGATTGAATTGTTTTTTCATCTCACCACCTGATTTCATCACTTCAATTACATTGTCAACATAGTTTGCTTGAACTGTAGATGTTGTATCTATTTTCAATTCACCTTTGACAACTTGTCTCTGTGCTGCATTTAGAACTCTACGAATGTCAGGATACCCACCATTCACTAATACTGCAAGGTCTTCTTTTTGAAACTTAACCTCTTCCTCGTTTAATATATCAAACAATCTTTTCGCTACTTCCTTCTTTGAAGGTGGTGTTATTGCGAATGTCTGACAACGAGATTGAATCGGGTCAATAACTTTTTCTACATAGTTACAAGTTAAAATAAATCTTGTAGACTTTGAAAAAGTTTCCATTAAGTTTCTAAGTGCTGCTTGTGCGTTTGGTGTCAAATAATCTGCTTCATCTAATATGATAACCTTCCACTTTCTGAAACCCATTGATGATGCGAATCCACGAATCTTATCACGAACTGCGTCAACAGAGTTTTCATCAGAGGCGTTTATGTACATAACATCACAATCAATCTGATTAGTGATTATCTTTGCGAGGGTAGTCTTACCTGTACCTGCTACTCCATAAAGTAACAAGTGTGGTACATCCTCATTCTCAATGTATATTTTTACTTTTTCTAAGATATGTTCATTACCAACATATCCCTCTAATGTATCGGGTCTGTATTTTTCAACCCATAGTGAATTACTCATATTAAAAGAATTTATTTGATGTAAAGTTTTGTGACCATTTAGGGTCTCTCTTAGACTCATCTAATGGGTCACCTTTGTAATCTACGTTTCCTGCTTCATCAATAATTTTCTTAATATCATCGATGTTTTCTTCAGGAATCCAAAGTTTAGTATAAACTTCATTCGGTGTATCTTTTACACCTCTTTCTAAACACCACTGTCTAATACCTTCCCACGCATTACTTTTATGTAATGACGGGTGACTATTATACAAGATGTTCTTTTTATATCCATTACCCTGTAAGATATGATATAACCACTCCACACCGTATTTGGTTTTGGATGTATGTTTCTTCTTACTGTTTTCTAAACAATGTATTAAATCACCAACAAGATTATTTTTAAAGTCTTCATCATGTGGTGGTAATTCCCAATCAAATTTCTTACCTTCAGGAATTTTATTTATTACATCTAAGAACTCCTCTTTATCTGAGAAGTATAATGGATAATCTTTACCCAAGACATATTCATATGTTGGGTGTTTGAACGCTAAACTTGGTTTCTTCAACCTAACTGCGTCTTGTACTGATAAGTTCCAAGTCATGTAGTTGTCAACAAAACACAAAGTGGCATGAGACTGTTCAATCAAATTACGATATGCTCCACCACTTGGTAAATTCTTAACATACATCCATTTTGGTGCAGGTTTACCTGCTTGAGGTTTTTTTGCATTTTCATCAGTAACCCAAACTAACCACTCATCCCTATCAAGGTCTTCAGTATATTCAATAAGTTTATTGATACCTGTTGAATTGTTCCATCTATGATTGAATAACAATATCTTTTTACCTCGTGCAGGATTAGGGAATGGTTCCGAATCAGGGAACTGTCCTACTCCTAATGGAAAGTAGTTAATCTTTTCATCCATGACTTCGTCATTGATACCTTGAACTATATAGTCCTTTTTGTCCCAATTAGATTTCATATAATCTTTTGATACAGGACAGTGGAAATATGATTTGTAAGACCAATTAATTGCTTCAAGTTGTCTATAGAATCCTTCAGGGTATCCATCTGTAACTCTACTCTTTGTACAGTCAACCCAATGGAAGAAATTGAAACATTCTACTGTAAGACCATATCTTGAAGACATGATTGAATTTACAACATTATATAAAAGTTCAGGTTGGTGATTAAATATAAAGTCAAAATCTTGACCTCTCCAATCTGTAAGTTTGTTTAAGAGTTTACCGTTAAAGTATGCTCTATTTGATAAAACAGATTGAGTATAATCAAATGGTACTAATGTTACGTTTGGACCTAAATCAGGAATCGTGTTATTGGTAGGGACCAATATTGTATGGTGACACATTGGTAAAAACTTGATAGTCTTAACCATAACTTTATAGTTAGAATCACCGTGATGTTGAAATTTAGGACCACTCCACCTAACAGGTGACATGATGTGTAGAACTCGTCTACCGTACAGTGGATGGTTGTAATCTTTAGTCATATTTGCTCCTTACTTTATTTCTACTAAGTAGTAGTTAGAAGTGAAACCATCTTTTTCAAATGTTGCGAATGCAAGTCCTTGACTTGAAACTTTTAGAGAAGATGATTTTGCACCTTTGTTTGCATTAAGAATTTCTTTTAAGTATTTTGCTGAGAATGAGATTGGTTCGATGTCACCATCACATTTACAGTTTACATTCATAGAAATTCTATTAGAATTAATTTTTTGATAACCTAACACAACAGAACCTTTGTTACCCTTACAAGAGAAAGTAAATGTATCTGATTCACTTAACGCTCCTTTTGACTTTACGAATGTTGAAATAAATTCATCATCTAATGTAATTTCACCATTAAAGTCAGGTAGTTGTTTTAAATCAGGAACTACAGGAATAACAGATAAATCTGCTAACATATAATTAACTGATGTCTTCTTGTCTGAGAATACTAAAGATGCTTCACCTTCAGTAATATCAATAGAAGAATCTAAAACACCTAACAACCCTTTAAGTTGTGATGTTGTGTAAATACCGAACTCTCCATTTGGGAATTCTTTGTTTTCACTTTGAACACTCCCTAAGAGTGTCTTGTCGTCTGAAATAAAACTTACAGACATACCTTCATCGGTTGAGTTAATCTTAACCGATTCGACTTCACCACCGAGATTATATCGGGAAATGAAACCTTCAAACGAGTTTTTCTTCATAATTTATTTTAAGTTTGTTACTAATATACAAAATTTAATTGACAATTCCTAATCAAAACTAAAAAATTTATTTACAGTGACAGGATTTGCTTTTAGACGTTTTTTATTGTTAACCACATCAAACGATAAGTTATCAGCGGAGTATCCTTCTTGAATGATACCTTTATTGGTTACTTCTACCTTTCTGTCTTTTCTTGCGAAAATCCAAATACCCCTACCTGATTTGGTAGTTTTATCAAATACATGAAAGTCTTTTGAATATGATTCCATATCTACAATTACTTCACTATGGCCAGGGTCTAAAGGAAACGGCTCAGAGTGTGGTAACGGGAACGTCCAAACTACGTTCTTACTTATACGACAAACTTCATCAACAAATGTCTTCATATACTTTTGTGGAATGTGTTCAAGTGTTTCTGAACACCATGTCCAATCCCATTGTTTGTCTTCAAAGTCAGTTCCCTCTACAATATCTTGAACATAATCAACGCCTGGGCCACTTCTTATATCAAGATTTCTGTATTCCTCACATCTTGTTTGTAGAACACCTTTGTAAGGTGCTGTACACCCACCACCCACGTCTAATATGGATTCTGCTCCTCTTGGTGGTAAGTATAAAAGAAAATATCTGATAACATTTTCTACATTTTTATGTGTTGATACATCTAACATAATATATTCCTAATTAATTAATATTTAAAATCCAAAAAATTGTGATGCTTTCTGTAAATTAGAATTAGGTTTTTCCCAATCCATCGCTTCATAGAAATCTCCAAGTTTGTTTTCTAACTCCTTTTCCCATATTTTATCATAGTCAATATATTGTTCAACAAACTTTAGAATCTGTGGTGGGTCGTTATGACCTTTTAACGCGGTTGAATCTAATCCAAGTGGATTGTTTTTTAAATAAACCCACTTAACCTTGTCACCGTCTCTCATTGGTTCATATTTGTAAGGTACTTTATAGAACGCAAGTAATTGATTATATGTCAATGCAGATTTAACGTGAGCAGGAGTTCCTTTTTTGAACTCACCCAACACCTGACTCTTTGTCATATATTTTGACAGTTCTTTTACTGACGTATTTTTTGCAATGTCTATAAAGTTCCTATCGACCATACCATCTTTGTAATCTAATATTTTTTGGTCTATCTCTGTTTTATCAGTTGATTTTAGAATATCTAAAAGAACTGTTTTCATAACTTCTTTAAAGTAAGTTGGAAACGAACTACGTTTTACATCCAATCCTTTTACGTCCAATTTATCACAATCAACAGTATTGTCGTTGATAATCCATTGAGCGTATCGTTTCTTTGATACCCAAAAACCACCCTTTGCGATTGTTTCTTGTTTGATATCAAATCTATGTGTATCAATGTTAAATAACTTTTTTGCCATAACATCGTACATTCCATTAATGTGTTGTTCTACCTCTTTTGCTGCGGATAGAATCGCAGGAATCATTTCTTCATCCGACTCTTCATTGAGTTCAGGATTACGTGCTTTTACCAACGGTGCTGCTTGATAGAATACAGAATCAGTATCAGTATACACGTTATAGTCTGCCTCTTTTCCTATCACTTTTGAGTAGTATTGATTTGCAATCAACTCAGTTGTTTTAATTACAGTTTGACCTGTAATCGTAGTTGCTTCTGCATTGTCAATATCATAGAATCTGAATGATGGTAATCCTAAAACTCCATACAAAGAGTTTAACATAATCTTTTGTACTAACTGTCGTTTACCGTAAAACTTGTATTGTTCGTCATTACCTTCTTTACCATACTTTTTCATCAAATCTTTGTATTCAACTCTTTTGTTAAACCAAACATTTAATATTTCAGGAATAATACCAACTTTATCTGTTCTATAAAGGACTCCGTTTGATGCGACTGAATATTTGTTTTTATCTATAAATGCTTTGAACTTATCTTTTGGTAAAGTAGGAAACTCATTTCCATCAACGTCCATAATAGTATAAGTTTCTAATCTACCTTTCATATGGTCTTCAGCAGAATAATCTTTCAACTTACCAATCTTTGTCTCAGGTGAAATATTGATACTCATAATGATTGATGGATATAGTGAAGTCAAATCTAAATCATAAACCCATTTATACAATCCTGGCTTTGGTTCTTTTACATACGCTCCTGTAAACTTAGATTCACCATCTGAACCATCTTCGTTTCTTGGAACTCGTCTTGCTTTATTTGGTGCGACTCTACCACTCCTTCTAAGGAATGTCAACATTGCACCCTCTAACCATTTTGATGAAAATAAGTAATCTTCATAGAACACATGACCTGTATGACATATTGCTCTTGCTAAATCAATAAACTGAAGTTTCTTATCCATATCAACAACCAACTCTACATCAACTAAGTTATACTCAATAAACTTCTCTATATCATCTCTGAATAGTTGGTCAAGGTTTCCTTCATACTCAATCTTTCCTCTACCCAATTCAGTTGTTGCTACCGTGTCTAATCTATAGTTTGGAAGTTCAGTGTATGTGTAACATTTGTATAACGCAAGATAATCTAATGCTGATACACCTGCGATAATGTATCTTTTACGATATTTGTTCCAATGAACTTTACCAATCGGTGATAGTTTGTTTGCTAATCTTTCACCAAATCTATTCTTTAATCTGTTGTACAAGTATGTGACATCAAAATAATCAATATTCCATCCTGTTACAATTGATGGATTTATTTCTTGCCACTTGTTTAAGAATGCTGTAAGTAGTTCATCTTCTGAGTCAAATGATTCTACCTGTGCACCTTTGATTGTTTTATTAATCTTCTCACCTTTATTAACAACGTAAACAAAATAATCATTTGTAACACTATCATGTCCTGCAATCGCAGTAATTTCGTTATCTGCTTTATCAATGTCAGGAAGACCACTAAGCATTTCTACCTCTATATCAAAAGTAAGAACTGTATGTCCAACTGATGATTCATCTGAGTCACCATAGTTGTCAATTAAGAATCTTGTAACTTCGTTTACATCTGATTCATATAATTGTAAATCATCTTCTGCTTTCCACCAAGTAAGTTTCTTTAAACGTTCACCGTGAATTGATTGATGTGCTCCATTACCGTCTCTTACATATGCGTATCTACGATACTTTGATGTATAGTAACCTTTTTCATCATCCCAACAGTGTATGATATTCTTTTCTTTTTCGTAGTATACGTTTTGATACATATATTATTGATAATCGTTAAATTCACCAAAAAGTAGGTGAGTCCAAGTTTCCCCTTTTACTATTTTTCTAATATTCGCAGGAGATACTCCGTTATTTCTTGCTAATACTCTTATATTACGATGACCCACAGACCATAATTTTCTGATAGACTTCACTTGTCCTTCTGTTAATTTATGTTGTGGATGTGATTCACCTCGTAACCTCATTTTAAATCTTTTCACTAATATACAAAATTTTTATTAATTTTCCAAATACATTTCACCATTTTTTACACCTGATGGTTCTACGTCCCATAGGTTTATTGCGATGGCTCTTCGTGTCCCACGAGTAACTTTAGTAACTCTATGTGGATGGTGACCTGCAGGAAAGATAACTAATCTATTGTATTTGGGTTCTAATCTTTCAGGTTCACCTTCCATTCCGTCAGGATATATTTCAAGATATCCACCATCGATATCGTTTTCCCACGGATAGAAAACTGTTCCTATTACGGGTCTAACTATTCTTTTTTCAGTATCCCATATATATTCATCTTTATCAAAATGAAATGGTAGTTCATCTCGTTCCTCGTCTTGAGAATAAACACCTGTCCAATATTCAAACCCTGAAACGTTTACAGATGGGTATGGGGAGTTTTCACCCCAAATATACTGTATTAACTCTTTCTTAAGTGTGTTGGTTGGTGTATTCCACCACCCGTTCCACCAATAGTAACCCTTATCATCCCAAAAAGTATTATCCTCTTTGAGTCGATTTAAAAGGTCTTCGTCTTTAATAAAATCATCAATTACTACCATAGTAATGTTTCTACTTTCTTTAATGCTGCTGCGATTACTTGGTGCATATCGTAATACTTATATTCTGCTAATCTACCACCAAATATCACCTTGTCTTGTTGTTGTGACAATTTTTTATACTTGTTATACTTTTCGTTGTTTACTTTATCATTTACAGGATAAAATGGTTCAACTCCCCGTTCATATGGTTGTGGGTATTCCCAACTAACATAAGTTCCTTCTTGATTTTGATTATCAAAGTGTTTATGTTCAATGATTCGTGTATATGGTGTTTCTGAATCAGTGTAGTTCATAACTGCACATCCTTGATAGTTATCCTTTGATTTATACATCTTATTCATCCAATGTACAGATTTGTATTCCAAATCACCATATTTGTAATCGTAGTATTTATCAATTGGTCCTGTGTATATTACTGTCTCACCTAAACCATCCCAAAAGTCCTTTTTGTCAAAATAATCTGTTTCTGTAAATACTTCAATGTCTTCTAACAACGTTTCAAATATCTGAGTGTATCCACCGATTGGTATTCCTTGATATTTGTCATTAAAATAGTTGTTATTGTAAGTGAATCTAACAGGTAATCTTTTGATGATTGATTTTGGTAACAACATACAAGGTTTCATCCACTGTTTTTCAGTGTAACCTTTTATTAATTTTTGATAAATATCTTTACCAACAAGAGCTTGTGCTTGTTCTTCTAAGTTAGTAGGATTACCTTTAAACCTCTGTGATTCAATCTTTTCTTTTGCACCCTCAGGTGTTCTAACACCCCACATTTTGTTAAATGTATACATATTGAAAGGTAGTGGGTATATCTCACCTTTATAGTTTGCTATTGGATTTAGTTGAAACTGATTAAAGTCTACAAACTGATTTATCCAATGCCACACCTTCTCACTGTTTGTATGAAATATATGAGGTCCATATTTGTGTACATGAATTTTATCTACCTCTTCCGTATAACAGTTACCACCAATGTGGTCTCTTTTTTCAATAACACAAACTTTTTTACCTGCTTCTTTCAGTTCATATGCACAAACTGCTCCATAAAACCCTGAACCGACAATTAAATAATCGTATTTATACATTTCTTTTTGCAACTTCTAATAATTCTTTACACCTTGTTCCTGTATCAGGGTATGATTGATTATCTATAAAAAACGTAGAATTAGGAAACGGATTCTTGTTTTTCATAATTTTAGTACAAACTTCTAACATCTGTTCCCAAAATCCATTGTCTCTATAATAGTATGCTAAATCAATCAAATGTTCATTTCTTCCTTGACAGTATTTTTCCGCCTCTTCCCACTTTTGTAATCCATCATATGGTTCACCTAAAAATGCATACAATCTACCTAACAATAAACATGCGTAATATCCCATTTCATCCCAATGAGGATTTTCACCGTGAACGTTTTTTAGATACATTTCAAAATAAAATATTGCTCTTCTTGCGTATTCATATGAATGTAGTTCACCAAATGGTAACTCTTCTGTTTTCCAATAACCATCGTAATATGATTTTCCAATATACCATAAATGATAGTCATCTTCTAATACTTTTTTAGTTGGTACATTTTCTAACTCAAGTGTTAGTGCGTCTGTAATAAACTTATTGTCTACAGTCCAAGTTTGTCCGTCATTTGTTACGATGTGTCTAAATGATTTATCTAAATCAAATCTAACAAAGTCTTCATCCACATCAGGTAAATGTATTGTTTCGTGTCTTTTTGAGTGTTTGAAATACCACGGTCTGTTTGCGTTCCATAACCAAGTTCTATAATAGTAACTATCAGTTGTTTCTACGGGGATATTAAAAGAATCGATAGAAGTGTCGTTGAATACCGACCAATCAAAATTATCATCTACTTTTAATTGTTCATCCGCGTCCATTCTAAGAATCCAATCACATCCATGATTAGAACTTAGACACTTTTGTAAAGTATGGTCTCTATTGTAGCCAGGAAACTTCCATTCTGTTTCATAAAGAAATCCGTCAATTCCCTTTTCTTCAAAAAAATCACGAATTATTTGTTGAGTTCCATCAGTTGACCCATTATCTTGAATCACCCAATAGTCAATGTACTGATAACACGACTCTAACATTCTAAGAATAGTGTTAGATTCGTTTGCTACCATAGCATTCAAACAAATCTTTGTTTGTTTCATAACTTTTTTAATTTTATATCGATAAGTACTCGTTCATTGGTTTTACACCGATAATTCTTTTTACTTCGATTTGATTCTCTAACAAAACTACAGTTGGAACACTCCTTATACCGTATCTCTGTGCTAAGTCGGATTGTTCATCCACATTTATTTTTTTTACGGGAATCGTATTACCGACTTGTTCCATTACAGGACTCAACGTTTTACATGGTTGACACCACGCTGCTGAAAAATACAAATATTCTTTCATTTTCTTACCTTCATTTAACCATCACAGGATACACAATCAGGGTCCAATGCTCGTGCTGCGATATCACCACGAAGGACGGACTCTGTTCTCATATAATATAAAGTTTTAATTCCTTGTTTCCACGCTTCTAAAGTAACTTGATTAATCCATTTAGGAGTTGCTTCAGATGGGAACGCCAGATTCAACGAAACTGATTGGTCAATATATTGTTGTCTAACACCTGCTTGTCTGATTAATTCTAACTGATTAATTTCTTTGAAGGTCTTAAATACGTCTTTTACCCAAAAAACTTGTTCTTTATCAAATGCCTCTTGAGGAATGTCTTCTCTTTTTAGGAGTTTTCCATCTACATATCCCCAATCATCTAATTCTTTTATGTCTTGAACTGAACCACCATCTTCTAAGATTTTGTCCCAAGTTGATTTTTTGTTGATACCAACTTTTCTAAGAACTTTTTCTAATTCAAGATTCTTACGGATAAACGTACCTTTTGCAGTTTGTTCCGTAAATACATTTGATGGCCATGGTTCAATACCTGCTGACACATTACCACTTAACTTAGAATTAGAAACAGTTGGTGCGATTGCTCTTAAGTGAGTATTTCTAAACCCACTATCTTTACACCACAACGGTTCACCTAACTCAGTTGCCATATCTCTACTTGCTCTTTCTGATTCAATCTTGATTTGAGAAAAGATTTTACGAGTTTCAAATTGAGAAGGTAGTCCTTCAAACGAAATACCTTTTCTTTGTAAGTAAGTATGCCATCCAAGAACACCTAATCCTAATGCTCTACCTTTTTCTGCTGAACGAACTGAATTCTCAAATCCTCTCATGTTCTTTGCTTTTTGAATGAACTCTGAAAGAACTCCATCCAAGAACCAAGTTGCTGTATAAATTAAATCAGTATCTTTCCACTCATCATACTTTGCTAAGTTAAGTGAAGACAGACAACAAACAAATGAGTGATTTTCGTCTGTATGTAATACGATTTCAGAACAGATATTAGTCATAAAAACTTTCAATCCATTATCTTTATACATTGGTGGGTTTGCGTTGTTTACGTTACCTTTAAACATGATATACGGTTCACCTGTTGCTTTTCTCTTCTGAAGTAACTTACCCCATCTTCTTCTTGCTTCAGATTCACCATCTTCTAATTTTCTCATAAACTTATTACCAACAACAACACATTGATGTAAGTTCATACATTGTCTGTTTACATCACCTTTTGGTTCTCTGATTTCAATCCACTCATCAAAATCATCGTGTTCGATGTTTAAGTTTACAGATGCTGCTCCTCTTCTAACTGCACCTTGGTTTGTAGCAAGGATTGTAGAATCATAAATTTTACAAAATGGTACAACACCATCTGATGTTCCGTTTTGTGTAATATTAGAACCTGCTGGTCTAATCATATTTACTCCGATACCTACTCCACCACCGTGTTTAGCAAGTAACATCATCTCTAAGTTTTTGTGACCGATTTCTTGGATTGAATCTCCTACATCGATACCAAAACAACTGATTGGTAGACCTCTGTCCGTTCCCGTATTGGATAATACAGGTGACGCGAGATTTAACCAACCTTTCCATATATAATCAAAAAACTTTGAAGCAAGTTGTGGTTTGTTCAGTCTTCTTGCGACTGCTGTAGATACTCTCCAATATGCGTCTTTTGGTTTTTCGTCAGGAAGTAAGTAACCTTTTGATATCGTCTTTACATAGATTTCCGTGTTTGCCCAAACAGGAAAATCAACACCAACTTCCCAACCTAAATTTTCTGCGTGATTTTTCATAACTGATTTTTCTTAAAATATGTCGTCCCAATCTTCACCCTCATTTGCTTTACTGTAGTCAGTAGGTCTGATAGCGAAGAAGTCCGTATGTGTTTGTCCACCTGTTAAGTGGTAGAACCAATCTAATTCCGATGCTGATTCTTCATCATAGGAAGTTATAGATTCTGAATAACCTAACTCTTTGTATTTTTCATTGATTCTTCTTTTGATAAAGTTTTTTAGGTCTTCTTTTTTCAGATTTTCTAAATCACCTTTTTCAAACATTTTATCAATAAATTTTAGTTCCAACTCTAACATGGTTTCCGCTGCCTCTCTAATTACAGGTTTTGCGTCTTCTATTAGTTCAGGATATTCCTGACACATATGTCTGAATAGTTGGATACCCATTTTAGAATGTAAAGATTCGTCTCTTACACTCCATTTCATTTGTTGTCCAATACCTTTAAGTCTATTCCTCATTTGGAATGAATAAAGTACTGCGAAAGAAGAATAAAGTGCCACTCCTTCTGCGAATGCACTAAAGATAGCGAGTGACCTTGCTACTTCTTGTCTTGCTTTAGGATTATTCTTTAAGTCTTCGTATGTATAATTTGATGATACTTCTGCTAATGCTTCAAATCTATCGGCAGTTGCAGGTTCATGTAAAAATGCTTCAAAATCTTCTAAACCTAATGATTCGTTAAGATATGAATATGCAGTTGCGTGAATGGTCTCTTGTGAACCAAACATCATTGCCATTTGTTTTATCTCATGTTTTGGAAACCAATTTGTTACCATGGTTGTCCAATAATCCGATACTGCACATTCAGTTTGAGCAAATCCAAGCAGAATATTACCAACTAAGTGTTTCTCTTCGACTGACAAATTTTCATTCCAATCTTTGATGTCACCTTGCATTGGGATTTCAGTATGTAACCAAAATGCTTGTGCTTGTTTTAACCAACCTTCTGTATAGTATTCGGGATATTCAAATGGTTTGAACGGTATACGATTGTCAAATAATCCCATAATTATTAAAACTTAATTTTTTAGTTATACAAATGTTTTAGTCGGTGATAATATATATGATTAAAAATCAATATCACCCGACATTTCCTTATATTTTTGCGCTAATTCTTTTCTTACTAAACTCTCCCCCTGTTTCATCTGACTTGTAGTCTTTCTACCATCAATGGAATCATCGTTGTAAATGTGAATCTGTCCCGTGGAAAAATTAGCTTTCGATGGAAATGTCATACCATCGGGACCAAATCTGTTTTTGATAACATGCCACCTACCTGTACCTGCGAGTTTATCTTCTATTTTACGAGAAAGTGATACAACAAAGTCTGCTGTCATCATCTTTGAAAATGAACCTGCAATCTTAGTACCTGTAATTATGTCATCTTCTGCACCACTTCTATTAATTTGTGATGCTGTATAAACAGGGACTTCATACTCACCTGCCATACCACGAAGGTCTTCGATAATTTCTTCTAACTCTTCGTGTCTTTTTTCTTTGTTAGGACCTCTCAACAAATCTGCATAGTCAACTATTACTACATCAGGTTTTTTATTCTGTAGTATCATTTTGTCCATATGTGCTTTTAGAGAAGTTACACTGGCGGTTTTGGTTGGATAGTGTTTTACAACTAAATCACCTGATACAGATTTAACTGCTTTGGTCACGTCTTCCATATTGTATTTTAGATTTGCAACTGCAACTCCACTTAATACAGCATCATATCTCTGACCAACATAACCTTCGTTTAATTCAAGGGTATAATGTGCGACAGTTTTACCCTTTTTCATTGCATTTACTCCAATGTTTACTAACGACCACGATTTACCAATACCTGGCGGTGCTGCGAATAAAATTAATTCACCCTTCCCAAAACCACCTTGTGTAATCTCATCAATAACTTGCCATCCTGTTGAAACAACGTTTCTAACAGTATCTTCGTATCTTTCAGTTATCATGGATTTGTATTCATGACCAATGTCAGAATCTTGACCTGCTTTCATTGCAGTATCAATGTTCTTTTTTATCATGTCATACTTACCACTTTCTAATAAAGGTACTGAATCTAAGATTGCGTTCTTGATAGATTGATTTTTACAAAAGTCAAGAACTTGTTCTTTTACGAATTCTAAATCTTCACTCTCTAAGTGGTTCCATGCGAACTTTAGGGTATCAATTACTGAAGTTTGTAATACATCTCTTTCAATAGAATTGATTTTGACCTTGAGAACATCCAAAGTAGGCATTTTCTCAAACTCATTCATATAATTTAGAATGGTTCTAACTAACCACTCTGCTGCTTCAGAATCAAAATACTCGGGTTTGATAATATCATATATTTGTCTTGTGAAAGACCTGTCTGATAATATTGCCGATATTACTTTATTCTGAAATGATGTACTAAACCTTGACCCTAATTTTTCCATAGACTATAATATACGAAATTATTTCTTAATATCAAAATTATTTTTTAGATTTGTTTCCAAAGAAGTAAAAGAGTTTCGTAACCAAGAGTCGACATTTGCAAATGCTGTATATAACTTATCATACATAAACATTTTTTTAAACTCTATCATATCCAATCTATTTCCTTCGGAATCCATGATTTCTCTTACGTTTGATTTTATAGAAGAAGATATTTCAGGGTCATGTAGTTGCATTAACTTATGATTTAGTTTTATAGTATCAACATTTTCAATAAGTTTTTGTGACAACTTATCATCACACTCTGAAGAACATTTCTCAATGAATGTGTCTAAAGAAAGTTCATTTTTACCTAAAAAGGTCATTTTATTCTGAATAGTTTTTAGTCCAACACCATTTACACCACCTATATTATCTGATTTATCACCCATCAAACATCTGTAAAATATTAGATTTTGAGGAGTGACTCCATATTCTTCTTTCACCATTTCAGGAGTATATAGTTTTTTCTTAGTAAGTGCGTAGACAGAAACTCTATCATTTACTAATTGTAAGAAATCCTTATCTGACGAACAGATTGTAACTTCATTCTTGAAATAATGATTAGAAAGATATGCGATTATATCGTCTGCTTCAACATAATCTATATATGTTAGTGATAAAGGTAGGATTTGTAAATATTCAATCAGTCTACTAAATTGTTTTCTCATCGACACTTCTTGGTCTTCTAAGTCTTCGTATCCTGCTAATCTATTTAGTTTGGTTAAACCCTTTCTACCTTCTTTATATCCCTTGTGTAATTGTTTTCTTCTATTTGAACCACCCTTACCGTCAAATACCACGACAACACGAGTGGGTTTTAATGTACGGATTATTGAGGCAGTGGACAGGAGAAAACCTGTCACACCACCACAATGTTCACCGTCATCATTGAGTGCAGGAACTGCTCCAAAACATCTAATGAACTGATTGAGTCCATCGAGTATCAAAACTCTGTCGTTTAAAGATTCATCTTTTACTTCGTTATGTTCTATACTTACTTGTTTAAGGAGTTCCTTATATCTGTTATTCATCAAAACTTGTTACTTCAACGTTATCAATATTTGCTTCTGCACTCGATTCTTTGTAAGCCATAATATATGAATTACAAATTTCATTGTAGATACTATCTTTCAACTCAGGTCTACTATCTAATAAGTCATCCCAAGTTTTTGCTTGGAACTTTAGTTCCTCACCTGTTTCTTTATCTACATAGGTATACCACGCACCACTTTGAGTTACCAACTTATATGTTTTCATCATTTGTAACCATGAACCATAATTGTCGATACCACTATCAAAGTAGATATCAAAATCAACTGAACGTAATGGTGGACCCATTCTGTTCTTTATCACTTGTGCTCTTGTTTTGATACCAACTACTTGGTCTACTCCACCTATTTTAGATTTAAGTTGTCCCATTGATTTTAACCTAATTCTACAAGACGAGTGGAATGCGATTGCTTTACCACCACTTGTAGTCCAAGGGTCACCGAATGAAACACCTAATCTTGTTCTTAGTTGGTTTGTAAAAATTAAAGAAATTCTCTCTCTACCAATCAAGTTAGTTACCTTCCTCATTGCTTTCGATATAATGATTGCTTTTTGAGTTGCGTAACCTGCTTGGTCATAGTCTGCTGAGATTTCTACTTTAGTTGACGCCCCTGCGACTGAATCTACAACTATCGTAACTAATTTCTTTTTGTCTGAAGACCTCACCGACTCTATAATAGAATCAATGGCTTCGAAAATATCTTCAACTGTTTCAAGAGGGACGTATAACATCGTTTTAATATCAACACCAATCGCTTCTAAAAACTCCATATTACATGCGTTCTCAGTATCTATGTAAACACCAAGACCACCTTGTTTTTGAGTGTCTGCTATTGCATGTGCTGCTAATAAAGATTTACCACTTCCTTCTAATCCTGTAATTTCAGTAATTCTACCAACAGGTAATCCACCATTTGGTCTGTTTGAAATCGCAAGGTCTAACATCGGAGAACCTGAGGACACCCACCCGTCAAGGTCGGTGGGTGTCTGTTCATCCCCATCTAAAAAGTATGCAACTTTGTGGTTGGATTTAAACTTTTTGTTCAGGTTGTCAGCCAAGATTGAAGATAGTTCATCACGAACATTCTTTTTCTTTGCCATATTTAGTCGTTAAATAAGTCGTCAAATGCCTCTTTTACATTACTCGCAGGAGAGGTTGCTTCAGTTTTCTCAGTAACTTCTACTTTAGGTTCTTGTTTCTTATCAGTAACTTCACCTGTATCTAACCATTCTTTCAACATTCCTTCCATTTCCTCATAAGAAACTTTTTTGAATAATGAAGGAAGTTCAATTTGGTCTTTAGCAGTTTCTAATACATTCTTATCTTCTGAGATAGGAGTTGTATTAGGTTTTACTCTGATGTAAGTTTCAGGATAAGTTTTTCCTAACTCTGCTGCTGTTTTGAATTCAACAGTGATATCTCTACCATTTACAGGGTCAGTTAAATCACCATAATCAGGGTCAGCGAAGAATCCAAGAAGTTCTTGGTATACATTCTTACCGAATCCCCAAAACTTAACACCTTCTGATTCCTCACCTCTTACTAAGACAGGAACGTAAGTTCTCATCTTTGGAGTAAGTTTTCTTGAAAGTTGATAGTCGTCTCTGTTCCCTGTTGACCTTAGTTTTTCTGCAAACTCTAATAGAGGGTCTGCTTCACCATGTGAACTTGGAGAGATAATGTTCTTACCACCAAATCCAAAATGGAAATAAAGTTCAATGAACGGGTTAGAGGGATTGTGAACGTAAGGGAGAATCCTTACTTGTTGTTTACCTGGCTGTGGTTTCCACAGATTATCGGTTTTTGTAACTTTTGTTTGAAGCGAGTTCAAACGGTTTCTAATTGCATCTAAATCAATTGCCATAATTTACCTTTTTATTTATTATTAATTGTTAAACTGTCACTAATATACAACATTTGGTTGACAATTCCAAATGTTTTTTCATTTTTTTTTAAATCTTTCAATTCTACTTATATAAATAGCAAAATATAATTAAAAAACCTATTTTGGAGTGGTGTGTTTTAGTCTTGGTTTTACAGTCCACCAACTACTGTCTATGAACCTCTCTACATTTTTTTTACCCCACATCTCATCTACTGCCTTACCAACTCCTTTGTGATGACCTGAAGTGTTGTAGTAATCGTTACCTGCCATAATTCCACCGTGTTTTAATTTACGATTATATAGTATTATATCTTTTTTAACAGATTCATAATCATGTGCTGCGTCTATGTAAACAAAATCAAAACTGTTATCGATAAATTGACCATATACCTCATGACTAAATCCTTCGTATATAAAAATTTTATCACCGAATTGTGAGATGTTCTGTTTACACTTGTGTTTTACACTATCCCAAGTTTCATCAAACGCCGTATTTGCTTCTTCATCACCAATCCATGGGTCAATAATATGTAATTCATCAAATATACCCGATGCCATCATCATTCTTGCTGATTCACCCATATATGAACCTATTTCTAATGCTCTTCTACGTCTTGGTAATTTCCGTTGGTATTCATATGGACCTGCTCCTTTTTGGAAAAAATCTTGTATATTGAAATGATGATGGGTTTGTTCTAATAAGTGAACTAAACCAAACCAATGATTGTTGTACTTAATACCCTGCCAATCTTTTGGTGGGTTGTATCTTAAACTATATTTTTTTGGATTTACTAATTTTGGGTCGTTGAAATCACTACCTCTTCCACCAACGGGTCTTGGTGTGAAGTTAGTTAGACCTTTTTCTAATCCCTGAATAGGGGTCATTTCCTTAATAGTGTAGACGTGTTTCCACTCTACATTCTCAGAATTTTCATTCATAACTTGTTAGTTTACGTTAACTATTCTAAATAAACTTGTCTTTAATATTTTATATCCATCTGCGTCTGTTAAAATCATAGAGTTTCTATAATCTTCCCAATTTACCATATAACTTTTATCGACAACACCACCGTTCAAGTCTGCAATCAACCTGTTTAGTGCGTTTATCGTGTACAACGTGTTTGATTCCTTTTTACGATGGGTTAATATCGTATTAGGTAAAAACTTGTTGTTTGGATTTGGTATAATATTGTAACTCACAACTAATTCTTTTGATGGACTTAATTTTAATATAAATATTTTTCTACTGTATAGTTCAAATGAATTATTAACTGATTCAAGAATGTTCTCAAACTCAAATTCATTAGTAAATGTACATAATAATTGCGTTCTCACTCATTCTCTCCAATTAAAAGTTGATTACTACATTTGCTGACCCGTTAATCTCTATTCCTAAATAATCACAGAATTTTTCGATACCTGATTTTGCAAACTCTCTCAACTTCTTTAAAACTTTCTTAATAACTCTTTCATAAAAGTTTTTGATAGAGTCTGTTATCTTTTTCAATAATTTTTTTGCTATTCTACCAATACTTTTTAAAATACCCTTTACACTGATTTCATTTAGGAGTAAATCCATTTGTTCTACTGATTCAGTTATTAAGGTGTCTATTTTACCTGTTTCTTCTTTTATGATTGTATTCAAATCATTTTCAAATCCTGATTTGTAAGGATTATATCCTTCTTGCATTAATCTAAACGCCGTAAATTTAGAACGACCTGAAGATTTGAATGCTACGATAGGAGTAACATTTGATGCGTACCCGCTCGCCCATGATGGTGTTATTTCTTTGACTTTTACTTTACCATCCTCACCGAATACTAATATTTTATTTGCGACTGCGTCATTTGATGCTGCTGTATCCGCGACACCTGTAAATTTATATGTTCCTGCAGATGCTTCATATACACACCATTTTTTGAAACTATCATTTTGGAATGCTTGTTTGAAGTTTGCGTCAATTCTTTTATGGTCAATTGCCATCTCGATTACATTCTTCATCTCACCTTGTAATACTTCATTACCCAATGATTTCCAATATCCACTAAACCATTTTAGTACTGCTTTGTCATCCAATGGTTTTACATCATCAACGAACCATGTATTCCATTTACCTCTTGCTCCAATAATACCTGCACCAATCGCTTCTGCTTTTGCGTGTTTTTCTATATCAGATGGTTTTGCTTTTGATTTTATTTGTGAAACTCTCCACTTTACAAATGCCTCACCTGCTTGTTTTCTGATATCACCAACTTGATTATCTGAGTTGTATGTTTTAAAATCTTTTTCTATATTATCAATTACATACTTTATATGTGACTGACCATCTTTTGAATCATATTTGTCATAGAAAGACAAACCACCTTTAAATACACCTTTGGCGTCACCACCTTTACCACTTACTAATTGTGAACCACCAACTTTCTTTACACTGATTCTGTTGTTTGACCCACCAAATATATCTGTTTTTGGAGTTCCATCAGATGAAGGCCATTCTTTAGATGGAGAAAATCTATCACCACCTGTTTGTCTTAGATATGGTCCAACATCAGGTAAGTTTTTTGCAACTTTACCACAAACTTCTGTTAAATAACTTTCGTATTTACTATATTTTTTGAAATCAACTTCTGCTTTTTCTTTTGCAGTTTTTGTGTTCATTCCTTTTAGTTTATTGTACTCTACCGAAATACCCATTTCATAATATGCGGCGTCAGTTGGTTTAGTTCCACCACCTTGACCTGTAAATGTAGATTTTGATATCTGATTTAAAGAATACTTTCTACCACTTTTACCAACAAGTATCGGTTCTGAGTTTGATTTGAAAAATTCTTTCGCCTCTTCTTTAGTCCCACCACTTAGTATTTGTAATAACGATTTATCACCAAATCCTGTTAAATCTAAATTGTTTTTTACTAAGACATCTTTTTCACCTTCATAGTCACCATCTAAATCAAATTCTTTTCCATTCTGTATATGTGCTAAAAATGGTGGTTGATATTTACCACCTGATTTTGTTAGTTCAGTGTATGTAAACCCTGCTTCATTGATAAACCCTTCGTTTGTTGATTTGGCTAATTCATCATCTGTTTCTTTTGATTGTTTAAGTTTATCTCTCTCTGCTTGAGTCATCATATCATACTTTTCGTCACTATCAAGTTCTTTCTCATCACCTGTTTCAGGTTTTTCTTCACCTGATGTAGTTTCAATCTCTCGTAAGAACTCTCTCGCAAATTCTTCATCAACATATTCTGATAGTTTGTTGTATAATGACGTAAGAAACTCTTCGGTATAGATACCATCGTTCATTTTTGTATCTATATCTGACCAAATTTCTTTTAATATTTTATCTATGAATTTAGAATGGGTGTTTCTCATAACAATAAATATCTAAATATTTGTAGTAACCATGTTTCCGTAATTATTTCCTGATTCAACCTCAGTTGGAAACCCGTCTTTCTCCATTATTCGTTTAACTTCTTTGATATATTCAATATCATCCTCATGACCATCGAATAGAATAGAATCGTATGTGTATAATATAGGTATTGTTTTTTGACCCATATCAAGTCTACTCAGTTTATCTAATATAAGTATGTTTCTTTCTGTCTCAACCGACTGTAGGATATAATTAAATAGTTTATTTTTATTTAGTGAGTCGTTTATTTTAATTAATCGACTCATAATTGGTGTATTTGTGAGTCGATTCCTTAAAAAGTCCATCCATAGTGAGTTTATATACTCAGATGTCTTTTGAAAGAACGGAATATGATAATACTCATCTTCAACCCCACCATACAACTGTCTAAATGTGATTGCTTTTGCGTCTTTGATATCTGCCCCATATTGGTCTGCTAACCATTTGTGTGCTTTCACATCTAATGGTATGTCAACTCCAATCAATTTTCCAATCAACCTAATATGATATCCATCAAAGTCAAGTTGGTATAGTTTACCCCCATCAAATCGTGATACAAATCGGTCTCTTACTCCACCATCTTTTTTCAACGCTGCGTAATTAATCCCACCAAATGTATTTGAAGGTCTTGATGTTGTTGTAAGTGAATTGTATTGAGTATATTCTAAACCTGATTCAGTTGACAATCCATTCTTTTCTATCCATTGTAATCCTTTTGGATAAAGTTGTGAGAATTTAGAAATTTTTACATCACCGTAAAATTTCTTCCACTCTTTGAACTGTTCATAATGTTTCCATATAGGAATCAAGTCATTTGCTCTCGGTGCGTTCCTTCGTCTGAATACAGTATATATACGTTTCTCTTCTACTTCGAAATCTTTGTCTTGCCAAAACAGTGACATTTCAACATCGTACATATTTGGTAAAAAATCATAATGATATAAGAATTCTTTTAGACCAACAACCCATACTTCTTTAAATTGACTAAAATCAACTTTTTCCTTTACATTGTCTGAGTCTATATTATTGTAGTTTATGAAGAGGTCTAAGACACCATCTGATAAAATGATAGAAGATATCCTTGACAGGGTAGAATGTTTCTCTAAACTCGTTAAAATAGGGTATACGAGTATTTTCTCCCTGTTAAGTTGGGATATATGTTTCCTTAACTGTTTTGGACTATCTACAATCTTCATGCGTAACTAATATACGAAACTTTTATGAATTATCCAAATTTATTATGTTAAATGATAAGAGTACTTCCATCCACAATCATCATCGTAGATTTCACTCTCAATCACTTTTGCACTATTACCTATAATTTCTTGGATTTTATTCACGTCTTTTTGAAACCAATATCCAAATCGTAAGTAGAGTGGATTTCCACCACCCCACACTTGTCCGATTTCAAAATCTCCGAGTTCGTCTTTAATTTTTTCTAATTTTTCAAATCCTATTTTATTCATATCCTATAAATTCTAAATCAACTTTTTCAACTAACCCTTTTTCAACATAGTAAGGATACTCTTGATGTAACCAATAGTTTTGAACATTGTAAACTTCATCGTGAACATCTGCGTAAAGTTCATCGATACTATAACCATCACCGTACTTGATACCACCACAAAGAACCATCAGGTCATTAAGTTTATCAAAATCGTTTTGGTATTTAACAATTGACTCAACAATGTTATGTTTCATCGTATCTGAAACTAAGTCATTATGGTCATACATTTCTTTTGACCAAGGTTTTGTAATTTTTATTCCGTATTTAATCATAATTTTTATTTTATCTGTACATTGTTACAAAAGAACCGAACTTATCATCGAATACTTTGATTAGATTCTCATAATCACCACTTGTCATTTTTTTCATTAGTGGGTTGAATGGAATATCAAATTCTCTACATAATCTTTTAGCTAAACCTAAGATTGCATAAGCATTACCATCGGGTCCTGTTAAATCGATTTCGATTCCTACTTTTTTGTTTTCTTTTGATTTTATCATATCTCTTAATCTTACACTACTAAAGTACGACAATTTGCCGAGATATCCAAATTTCTAATGTTAAATTTATGTTAAATTTTGTTAATTTTTTGCCAACTGAGTAAGGTCGGTTAAATAAGAATCTATGAAAGGCATTTCTTTTCTTTTTAAGAGTACAGTTCTCTGATTTGTGTCTATGATACCACTTATACCGTTTAAGTCGTTTAGTGGACCTGATATCTTCCACTTTAATTCACATTTATGGTAATTAGGGTCTTCAAAACTAAATCCATCTTTACTAACCTCGAATATAACTCTACTTCCCTTTTTTTGAAGAAAGTATCTAACAACGTATCCCGTATCGTAATCTTCCCCCGTTGGTTGTGGAAAGTATGGGTCAGGTAGTGTTACAGTAGGTTCGTAATCATCTATTTTTTTGATTTTGTTATATTGAAAAGTTCTTCTTTGATTTTCTTCACCCAAATTTGCGTAAGGTATTAATTTTACAGATTTACCTTTTACATATTCGGGTTCTGTGAATACTTCACCTGTGTTCGTGTAAATATGATATTGACCAACCCACTCTGCACCATCTTCAGACATCCACTGTCCACCTGATGTGTAAAGACCTTGTCTCTGTGCTCCTCTTGGATAATATATTCGTTGTCTTCCCATTATTTACCTACCATCATTAAACCTGTTACAGTTGTTGTCCAATCACCTGCACTGTAATCGTTTGCTATCTTTGTTACTACGAAGAATATATTAGAAGTATTCATTCTTGCGGGTAATCTATCTATTTGAAATGCGTCACCATACTTAGGACCACCATCAGGACTTGCATATCCGTCAAATTTTACAGTTGCTTCTAAACTGTATGTTAAAGTTGGAATTTCATTTAATCCCATGACATATGTTTTTAATGCAGATTTTGCTGTTGTAACATCGTCTTCACTAATTCTATCACCAAGACCCGTTTTTGCTTCGTCTAATCTTTCCTCTGCAGAGGGACCTGTATCGTTTTTTTGACTATCATCGGGTTTTCTGTAACAGTCGGGATATAGTTTTCCTAATTGACTACTATATTTTCCTGACATTGCTGCGTTGGTAGCAAGTCCAATCATATCTGAATCTAAATTAGACGTTAAGTTAACATCTCTAATACCCTTTTCAAATCCATTCGTCATAGATATTTTAGTGAAGTTATTACTTACATTATTTCCTCTATTACAAATAATTAACTGTCCCTCTTGGTCGGGGTCTGAATAAAAATACAAACGAATGTAACCACCCGAACAATCTTTTATTTTATTAAATATAGTTTGTAAGTATTTCACAGTAGATACTGCTTTTTCTTTATTTTCTCCACCGTCTTCACCCATTGTTGGTGGGTTTTTCAGTTGGTCGTATTGAGTTTGTAAATACGCTATTGACAAATATATGTTACTTTCAGGTGTTGACCCCTGTGGTGCACCTGTTAACTTTGCTTTTGGACCATATTCAAGTGCACTTGTACTATGAGATAGTAACATCGTATACGGGTCTGCCGAAAATATATTTTTGTCCATTTTATTATTCTTACCGTATTGTATGTCGAACTCAAATGGATTATCACCAAAAACTTTACCGTCTTTTACATTTCTATTTATTAGTGAAACTAAACTTTTAAGATTTATATAATCCATAGATTCTCTGTTGGTTCCCCAAAAGTTTGACCAACCACCTTCATCTTGTATATGTTTTACTGTAACAAATTGAGAATTTAATATATTGTTTTTATACTGTCTTGCTGTACCTGCTAATGCTTGAGACTTATTTAAAGTAGATGCTGCTGTTAATGCACTTATTATATCTGTTGGAGTAATTTCTTTTGAATCATCTTCGGGGTCTGTGTAGGTAAGACTACCAAAAGAAATACCTTTACCAAAAATCAAGTCTGCTCCTTTAACACCATCTGTCATACCACCTATTTTTATGGTAACGTCATAAGATAAATCTTGATTGATTGAAAAGTCAAAACCACAAATATCGCCTTTAACAGTAACTGCTTCACCACCGACCCATCCTATATCAACTGCACATCTATGTCCTGGCGTAAAGAAAGTTT